GTACCATTCAAATCAAACGTAAAATACGGCGGCTCGTCTACATACAGGCGATACTCACCATTCCCGTCGATGGTATACGGTACGTTCAACTCAAGAGCCTGTTCAAGTTCGTATACGGGCTGTTCGTAAGCATGCCCCACGATAAACCTGTAATTCTTTTTGTATCCCCCGTCTTTGAGCGCATCACGGACGGCGATAGGTACGTCTATCATTTTTCGTATACCTCGATTTTGAAAATATCAAAATAGTTGCCGTTTACCATTTCGCGATGTTTGCTCGGTGTAATGTCGTAATATGCTTCAATGGCGCGCATCCTGTTTTGTGTTTGATCATATACGCCGAGAGTTACAACGTGGTTGTGTACCGCGCCGTTCCATAATTCCATAAAAGCGTCGGTGTCCATGCCGTCCATACCGCAAAGCCAAACATTGAATGAGCCTTGCAAGCGTGATCTTGAATAAATACGATGTTCGACGTAGTTTCCGTCTTGCCATTTTTCGTATTCTTCTTTTGGATTTATCTTGTACGATTTCCAATCTATGTACGGTGTCAAATCCGTATTGTTAACTACTACGAGTGTATTCATATCGTCACCAAACTATTGTTGCCCGTGAGCCTGTAATTCGCGGTTGCTTTCGACTGTATCACGCGGAATACTCTATCCATATCGCCTTCAAGCCTAATCGGTTCAGCCGTGTTGTCGTTGATGTTCTGAAGCAATGCGATAATCGTTCCAATATCAACGGTTGTTTTGTCGTTTTCTGTTGATGTCGTAAGTGACGGTGTAACCGCACCATACATCATATCAACCGCGTCATTCAGAACGCCCATGTTATCTTCTATTCCGACCGCTATTCCAGCGGGAATCCATTTTCCGATTTCGTCCGCCATAACTTTACTTGGCGACCCGATTTGTAATCCTGCCTTGATTCCGTCAATGAAGCCGCTAACCATTTCGCTCATCCAACTTTTAAGCGACTCCCACGCTCCCGCGATTCCGTTTTTCAGACCTTCAACGATATTCGTTCCGATTTCGACCATTTTGTCGGGAATAGTCATCATAATTTCAATCAATTTTTGTTTGAATTCGTTTGCTATTCTCGGGCCTTCGGCAATGAATTTCTGTCCGAAATTTTGGAGATTAGTCAACACTTTATTGAATAATTCCATAATTTTTTCGGGCAACGAAATCATCGTGTTGATGAAGTTTCCGAGCATCAATCCTGCATAATTAGCCGCAAGCGTAGGAAGTTGTGAAAGCCATGTATCGACCGCCGTAACAACATTTGAGATGATCGTTCCTGCTTGCTGTACGAACTGACTTCCATATGTGATGATCATCTCGCCGATCATTGTGAAAATCTGAATGATGGATTCGAGCAATAACGGCGCATTTTCGACCAAAGCCTGTGCCAAAGCCATGTGTATCTGAATCGCGGCTTCGAGCAAAAGTGGCAGATTTTCTATGATCGCGGTCACGATGGCTTCTACCAAAGTCGGGATGGCTTGAATTATGACAGGCGTAGCTTGAATCAGTCCGTTAGCCAAACCTAACGCCAATTGTATTGCCGCTTCGACGAGTAAATCGATATTTTCTATCAATGCAGTCGCGATGGCGATGATCGCTTCGACCGCCGCAGGAATCAAAACTGGAAGTGAACTTGTGATACCTTCAACCAAACCAACCAAAATCTGAATTCCTGCTTCGAGGAGTTGTGGCGCGGCATCTAAAAACGCCAATGTCAATTGTCCGATTATTAAAACAGCAGAACTAATGAGCAAATCAAGGTTGTCCATGATGCCTTGACCGATTGCGCTCAATATTTGAATCGCACACGTTAAGAATTCTGGCGTTCCTTGCGCTATAAATTGAACGAACTGTGACGTGATCTGTGTCGCGGCGTTCATGATCATCGGCATGTTCTGAACCAAACCGTCGCCAAGTGCTTTCAGCAAATCGCCGCCTGCCTGCAAAAATGACGGAAGTTTTTCGATGATCATGTTCAAGCCTTGCGAAAGAACATCTCCAATCACAGTGATTGCTCCCGACATGTCGCCGTTTCTTAATGCATCGGCAACTTGCGACATTCCGTCTGTTCCAAGTTGAACAAATTCACGCAATGCAGGCGTTAACATGTCAGAAACGGCAATTTTTGCTCCTTCAAGCGCGGATTTGAACAATGTGACATCTCCCGCGAGGTTGTCCAACTGAGTTTTTGCCATTTCTTCTGCCGCGCCGTCAGCGTTCATGATCGCGTCACCGATTTCATCCCATCTTTCGGCTGTTGTTCCGAGCAAAGCATTTGCCGCCGCAACGTCACGAGTGTTGAAAATATCGCTGAACGCCTGCAATTTTTGTTCGTCGGTCATGTCGCTCATTGCAACGTTCAAATCTTGGAATATATCTTGAAATTGCCGCATTTGTCCTGTGGCTTCATCAAATACAAGATTGTGACCGACGGCATCGCCGAATTTGTCCAAAAGTTTTGCACCTTCAGACGTGGGCGACGACAGTTTGAGAATCATATTTCGAAGATGTGTTCCTGCTTCTGAACCTTTTATACCGTTATCAGCAAGCACGCCGAGAACTTTGTTCATTTCATCAGTTACAGTTATGCCGTTTTCCATATCGGAATACATGTATTTTGCTGTTCCGCCGACGGTTAAGAACGCATCACCTAATTGCTCGACCGATGTGTTGGTCGTCGATGCCGTTTTTGCCATCTGATCAACCATTGTATTCGTCTGCTCAAACGTCAAGCCGAGTGCTGTTTGTGAATCGGTGATCATGTCGGATGCACGCGCCAAATCCATCGCGCCTGCCGCCGCTAAATTCATGACGTTCGGCAACATTGCCATTGATTGTTCGGCTGTATATCCTGCAAGTGCCATGTAATTGAGCGCATCAGCAGATTGAGTTGCAGAAAATTGCGTTGTTCGTCCCATTTCTTGAGCGAAATCACGCAATGCCGCGCTCGCTTCCATTCCTGCATATTTGCCTTGTTCAACGACCGCTTGCGCTTTGTCGCCCATAGTCGCATATACTTGCGACATGGATTGGTCAAACGTCATTCCCGCATCAATGGATGATTTTGCGAACGCCCCGACAGCCGCGCCCGCCGCAGTAAATGCCGCGCCCGCAACTTTCAAACCCGAACTAATAACACCACCTATTTTGCCGCCAATTGAACCAAGTTTGCTTGCGGCTGATGATGCACTTGCCAATCCACTATCAAATTGTGAGGAATCAAGCGTCAATATCGCTTTGAGTGTCATAACGTCCATGCTTATTTTTCCTCAACTTCGCTTTAAGCCCCGAAATTATTTCATCTTCGGTTGGTTGTTTTTTTTCTGTTTTTTGTTCGGTGATCAAGTCAGCGTATCGAAGATTCATGACCTTGCCACCGTATTGTCTTGCCGTGTTATCGACTATTGCTTGTAATGCGTCTGTAACGTATATCTGAAATATCTTTTCTTTCGTTTGCTTTGATGTAAGGGCTACACAATGCTGTATTATGTAGCCCTTTCCCATCAAGTCGAGCATTTCAAGGTTGATCGATACTAAACACTCGGCATATCCATTGGAACCAATCGCACTAATGACGTAAAAAAACCTACCACGCTCTCGTCGTTTATCAGTTCATTGAACGCTTTCAGATATTCCGAAACGGGATAATCATCAACGTTCTTCGGGTCGACAAAACAACATAATGCCAATAATTCGAGCGTTTCTTCGGCATGTGTTTCAAGTGCCGCGTCGAGCATTGCCGACATATTCTGTTTCATCTGTTCTTCGGTCGCCTTTTTATTCCTCAATTCCATCGCCTGTCTTTCTTCAAGCGTCATGCTGATCGTAGGAATTTCCTTTTCGGGAAGACGTTTTCGAATGTTCATGATGTCGGTCGCGGTCAGCCATTTTTCAACGCTTTTTCTGATCGCGTTCGTCTGCTTCAAAAATTCCGTTGGTTTACAACTTGCCAATGTTTTCATATCGATTTCCTTTCTCTCTCCGTTTGTGTGTGTTTATTTATGCGCCGAGTGGATCGCAAGTCAGACCCTTAAGCGAGAATGTCTGACGCTCGGTCACGTCGCCGTTTGAAGATTCAACAACAAATACCTGCGTATCTTTGTTTGTAATCTTGAATACGCCGTTCTTGTCGGGATCATCGATGATTTCAACGAGTCCGCTACCCTGTGACGGGTCAAGACCGACTTTAACGCTTGTTGCTGTCGGGTCAAGGTCGCTGAATTTAAGGCAAAGGAAGTTACCCTCACCCCAAAGGTCAGTGATCGGATTTGAACCCGAAAGGAAAAGAAGTTCTCCCTTGATCTCGTTTCCAACAACGGTCACATTTGATTGCATGCTTGAAACGGGTACTTCATAAAGCGATGTTGAACCCGATTCGGGAGCAACCGTTACGTCTTCGAGAACGTTCGGGTCTATTGAATAGAACACCATAGGAACTACATCCTGCGCATTGATGGAAACATGTCCTGTGATCTCAAGCGTAACAGTTCCTTTTCCGTTCTTTGTTGTCTGTAATGAGAAACCACCCGATGAAAGTGCATTGAGAACCTGTATTGCTACAAATCCGCCATCGGCACGGTCGCCAACCCACCATATATCGGTGAAATCGCTCTGTTTGAGTGATCTACGAGGAATGATCTTTCCTGTGTTGTCGATGTCGATGTCAGCCGCACCGAGTGAAAGTTTGATCAGTTCGGGTGAATTGCCAAGTGATGTTGTTGAAAGTTTACACTCCCAACTATCAAGATGCTTGAATTCCTTTACGTTGATCGGCGCATTATCTACGTCTTCAGCGTAATCGGAATAAGTCGGTATACATGTAGGATTGATACCGCCTGTTGTCGCGCAAATGATATCTGAATCTGTGAATCCGACCTGTCCGTTTATAGCGGCTTCAAGGTCGAAGTTTTTGAGAAGTACGCCTGCATCAACCTGTAATCCGCTAAACGCATTCTCGGGAATGACCGTATATCTTGCCATTTTCTTATTCTCCCTTCTTCTAATATGCGGTGAAAAATTCCACCGTGACGTTCAAAACAATTCTTCTAACCATGTCGTCTACGTCGGACATGCGTTGTGCAAAAGGCGTTCCTCTTGCTATATACATCCTGCCGCCGTCGATTTTGACCGTGCATGGATTCATTTCGTAAAGGTATTTGGATATTTCATCCGCCTTTTTTGAAATGTTTTCCCACGACATTTGGCGATACCAAAGCGACGCGGTCAAAAATAATACGTTATTAAGGCTATCCGTGGATGTTTCGTAGGTTATATATGGCATTTTCGCGTCGTCGGGTACTGTGTTCTGATCATACGCGGGAATCCCGAATGAACTCCAAAATTTATACAATGCTTGTGATTTGTCCATACATTCACCCTACTTCGTGGGAAGTGAAGTTATTTCTTCGGCTGTGACTTGTCGCATGTCGAGCGATGCCGAACGAGGTGTATATTTATCATCGCCGTCTGACGTTACGCGGAAATACTTTCCGTCGCGAACACGTTTGAAATAATTGTGATATTCCAAAGTGATCGACCGTGATGTCGTCACGGTATAAAGACTTGTTACCCCTTCTTTGTCAGCACGACGCGCTTCTATTGATGAATCAAACACTATTGCCGCTTCAAACGATGCGCCATCAGTCCAAACAGGAACGATTGAACCATAGCCGTCTGATTTGGTGGTTTTATCCATCATTACGCATTCTTCCATTGCGTCTGTTAACAAAGACATTTATAACTTCCTCCACCTATTGAGTCGCGATGCGAATACCGAAATCGGGTCGCTTACGTTTGAAGTGCCGTTTGATGAAGCATAACCGCTTGACTTGCTGTAACTGTAACCGCCGAATGATTCCGAATTGAACGGCGACATTGCTTCACTACCAACTTTGCAATACTTGTCCGCCCATGTCTGAATTTCTGCGGCGATTTTCAGTAAATCGGGGTCTATTCTCATTGACTGAATAACACCGACAAACGTTTCGTCTTTTAGGTTCATATCCGTGGTATACTGATACACACCGTCATTAAATATTGAACCGTAAATCCGAAAATACTGTCCTTTTTGAACGATTTCGGGCAAACCGATGATCGTGTTGTTTTCAATCGTGATCGTTCCCGTTATTTGCGGGTATTTACGATGAAATTCATCGACATCAAACCAATTTTTCAAATAAGCGCATATTTCAGTCAGCATCTTTCTTTGTTGCCTTTCTACGCGTCGTCGGTTTCTTTGTTGAAGATGATCTCGATGTCGATTTCGTCTTTGATTTTGACGTCTTCGGCTCGGATTTCTTCTCGGGAAGTTTTACATCCTCAATTTCTGATACCTCAGGAACGCGTTCAGCGTCGATTTGGCGGGTTTTTGGCGTGTCGTCGACAATTTCCTTGATCAAAGGTCTATTCGCGCCATTTTCGTCGCTTAAAAGCGTTTTGAGCCTATCGTCGCTTACAACTAACCCGACACGGGGGAAAACATCCCCCGCATCGTATGTATATTTGTTATCCTGTAAATCTGCAAAACGTTCCAAAACAATGTATTTAGCCATAATTTATGCTCCAGGCGTTGATTTGGTGGTTGCAATCCAAAGTGAATTGGGATTGTAGAGAACAGGCATGAACAGAGCCGAAGCACGTGTCCAAAGAACAACAGGGTCGTTCTCAACCCACTGTGAAATATAAACGAATGGAGAAACCGAAGGTTCTGTGCTTGCGTTCATAAGTCCTGCGGGTACTGTTACCTCGGGCGGATCACCCCAAAGACCTACACCAAGTTTTCCTGCGGGATTGCTTGCAAAGAATGAAATCTTGTTTGCAGGATAATATCTCTTGGTTGTGATCGAAGGTCTGCCGTCTGAACCGATTGTATGATCAGCACCATATGTGAGGTCATTTGTTATGATCTCGGCAATGCCGAATTCCTCGTTCATGTACTGCGCAAAATCGCTCTGACGAACCATTGCGCCTGCGCCGATATTTCCGTTGATCGCTTTCTGAATGTTGATGTCGCCACGGAGTTTTGTGAGGTTAGCCTTTGAAAGAACCATTCCGTTGAGGATTGTTCCGCTTGCTGTTGCGGCATCTATGATGTCCTGTAACTGTGAAGGAACATCCTTGGATGCGCCTGCGCCGAAATCGATTTCCTCGTCGGTCTGTCCTGCGGGAACACCATAATCAACGGTGAGGTCAAGGTTGTTCTCCTTGATCGTAACCTTACCTGTTGCGAGAAGTTCGTTCTTTGCTACCTTTGAACGCGTGAAGACTTCTTCAGCGAGCCTTGCGCCGTCATTGATAACATACTCATAAATCTGATCTTCACGAACGCCCGAACGCAGGAGTGTGCGAAGTCTTTCACTCTGATTGATCTTTGTCTTGATCAGACCCTTTTCAATGTTGTGCGTGTCAACGGGTACTCTGAATGTGGTATGTGTTTCGGTATCGAAACCGTGGAACTGTGCCATCATCGGTATCTGATACTGTGAAGCAAGGCTGTTCCACTTAGCCATGATGTTATCTGTCTTTTCATCGCCGAAAAGCCCATCAATAGGGTCATTCTGACGTGTTACGTTGAATCCAACGTTTAACCAATCCGCTTCGGATACAAAACCCAAAACGTTCTGTTCCCATTTGTCTGCCATTGTTTTATTCTCCCTTCATCAAATTTATCAGTCATAAGGTCTTGTAACCGACGGGTCAGCATCAACGAACTTGAAGCCCTTGTTTCCAAGTGCTGTAAGTGTTGAAGCGGTTAACTGTTCAACCGAAAGCGGAATACGTGACTTGATCACCGTGCCGCGTGTTACAACTGAACCTGCTGATGCGCCGTTTGTAACGTCAACGTCTTCATAGACGATACCCGTAGCAGATGCGCCAACAGCGGGATAAACAGTTCCCATAGGTACATACTTTCCATCTTTGCCATCTACGCCCATTGATGCGGGAATGTTTCTTGTTTCACGATCACAATCTTCATCATGAAGCAGGAAATATCCAGGCGCGTACACTTTGCCATTGCTGTTTCCTATCATTGACATGATATTCAGTCCTCCTTACCATTTGATTTTGGATTTTCGCCGTAAAGATTGTTATGAAATGCCGCCGCAATCTTTGCCGCTCTGCTCCCCTGCGTGTTATTGTTTGAACTATCATTGGCGGGCGGTGTCGCCGTGTTAGCACCTTGAATCCCGTCTGTTGTAATGAAATCAGCCCATTCCGTCTTGATCGACTCGATTGCTTTGGATTCGTCTTTAACGTTTCCGCTTTCGTCGAGTTCCACCTTGTCGATGTCGGTCACTTTGATGATCGAATCAATGCGTTTTTCAGAAACGCCTGCGCTTTTAAGGATTGCGCGATACGCTCTTTCTTTTGACGCTTTGGTTTCTTTTGCTGATGTTTCGTTTTTGAACGTGTCAAAATCGGCTTTGATCTTGTTGCGTTCCTCAACCATTGCATCGTATTTGATCTTCCAAGCGTTGCCGCCGTTTTTCTCGGCTTCGGTCTTTAATGCGTCAAGTTCTTTCTGCAATGTGTCGGCGTTGTTAGCCTTTGCTTTAAAACCGTCCGCTTCTTTTCTTGCGTTGTCGCGTTCTTCCTTTAACGCTTCGACTGTTTCAGAATGTGCGTTGATGATTTCGTCTACCTTATCGCCCTCAATTCCGAGTGCAGACAGGAATTTCCGTGTTAGTGCCATTATTTCGCTCCTTTCCTTCGGTGAGATTTCTTTCTCGTTCGCGATGTGTTTATTGATGAATGTATGATCAAATCCAAGTTTCTTTATGGACATGAAAAAAGAGTTATTAAATGCTAATAAAACATTCAACAACTCCTTTATAACTCATTTTATTGAATTTGTCCATACTTTTTACGCATTTATTTGCGTTTTATATATGATCATCCTTTCAAACAGGCTTCTGCCATCGATTTGTATTCATCCAAATGATTGTCAACGGCAGGCTTTAGATACGGTTGCGCCGCCATTTTCGATGTTCCGAATTCAACATACGGAGCATATTCGACGTTCGTGCCGACATACACCGATTCTTCGTTCGTATGCACTTCATGAGTGAGCGATGCTCGAAGTCGTCCTGTGTCAACGGGGCAAATGTCGACGGCATAATTTTCGCATTGTATGCCGATCATTTCAAGCGCTTTTTCGACCGCCGCGTTCTTTGCGTTGATCACGTCTTTTGTATTATCGTCTATTTTGAATGACATTCCCATAGAATCACCTCAAATATCATCATCAGCGTCGATTTCCTCGCGTTCCCATTCGTCAACGAACAAATTCTTACCTTCACGTTTAGAACGCGCTAAACGCGCAAGGAAATCCGTTTCTAATTCATCCTCGGGTTGTATGTAATCTTCGCCATCAATCGTGATCATAACCAAACCGTCGGGATTGGAATATCCGATGTCGTCGTTCGGGTAAACCGCGCTATATTGTTCTAATGCTTCTCGTGAAATCATCAAATCAGTCCTTTCAGTATCTTTTCGAATTCTTTCCATGCTGTCGGTAGGTATTTTTGCATCATTGCGGATTTGTCTTTGTCGAATGATGCTTCAAACATGTTCGCGAACGCTTCGGAAGACAATCCATAATCGGGTCTGTCGCGCCAATACTTTTGAGAATGTCCCCAACATCCCGATGTATATCTTTTTCCGATTGTTCCGCCGAATATATCCTGCAAACCTGCGCTTTTATCGCCAATCTTAAAGAATTCCTGCGCTATTGCCTGCCGTGTTTCGGTTATTGATTTTAAGCCGTTCGCCGCTTTGATAGCCGATTCATATGCTTTGACATCATTTCTGATCGCGTCGCGAAAATCAGAATTGTATTTGCCTGCTTGCCATAGGTTTTTGTAATCGACAAAATGACCGTGTTCATGAAACCAAGTAGACCCGTCGCCCGTTCTGTTTTTGGCATCGCTTTTGAAATTCATTTCAACTTTGCCTTGATGCAATCGTGCCGTTCCTTTTCGATCGCTGATCGATACTTCGCCGCCATTTGGAACATATTTGTCATAAACTTTCTTGGCAACATCCGTTCCTTGATCATAACGTTTTTCAAGTGTTTGCTTATATGATGCATCCAATGCACCGTTTTGTCTATCAAAACGATCAGATGATGCTGTCGTTGTTATCGGTTGAGGTGTTGTTTTTGCGGTCGTTGTTTGTCCTTTTTGCTTCGCGGCTTTGTCTTTCTTACGCTGTAATCTTTCCGATTGTCGATCACGCGCGTTTTGTTTCCATTCGTCGTAATCCATATCGCCGAGTTTGCTGTTTCGCTCGGCTTTCGACATGTCTTTTTCGTAACCTTTCATCTCGTATTCCATACGACAACGGCAATTGTAAACTTCTTCGGGAGGACCCGAACCGCCTGGGCAATCCATACCGTTAGAAAACGTCTTGTCGACTTCGACTTTTTCGCCATCCATATCAACATGAGAATCACGCGTCCGATGATCGAGCGTTGCTACCCATACTTTCATGCCTTCAATGCCGAGTTTTTCAGCGCGTTTGTAACTATTCAACAATCCGTAGTTTTCGGCGCGTGTCGTCATTGTTCGAGCGTTTCTGATCGCTGATTTCATGTTCATATCACCAACCGCATACGCCAAACGGTTAGCAATCTTCGGTATGGATTCACCTTGAAGCAATGATTGCGTCATAACCGACTGAATCTTTTGGTTGTTCCATCGAATGTCCTTGTTTGCGGCTTTTATACGTGACGTTTCGCTGATCGGCGGCAACATTTCGGGATTGTCGCGTAATATTCGCTCAACCGCATCGCGATTATAAAGCGTAAATGCCGTGTCCAATCCCGATGAATGTTCCACTTCATACGTGCCATAGTTGAAATTAGCCGTGTAGACGTCGGGCGTATAACCATTCACAATACGTTTGGCTATTTCGTTCGCGTTGTGGTAGTCATGCGCCAAGTTATTTCGCATTTCATCCCACCTTTGACCGATCATGATCTGCCCCGTGCGCCAATCGTTATATTCTTTCTGCGTGATCAGTCCTTTTTTCAACGCGAGCCGTTTCACTTTGTCTTTTCGCTCAAACGCCGACAAATACCTGTCGAGTTTTTCAGCGACTTCACGTTCTGCCTGCCGATATTCTTTTTTGATCTTTCGCTCCATCCGAGCGAGGATTTTGTCTGTTTCAGTTCTCGCGGGCGTTGTCGACATTTGTCTTTATTTCCTCATACAAATCATCATCCATATGATCAATCATTGAAGCGATCATCATGTTACGTTCCGATTCCATCCATGAGCGAATCGCTTTGATCACTATTTCTTTCTTGTCAACGTTTATTACGCATGAATTCGGGTTCAACAATTCATCCAAATCATCGTCGATGTCAGCATTGTTCTCGAATAAGTTGATCATTTGCTCGACCGCATAATCAAAACCCGCAATCCATTCTTTATCTTCATCGTTCAAATAATCCTCGTTGTAGAAATCATCCGTTCTTGCATCGGGAAAATTACTCATTTTATTTACCGCCTTTCTTCAGTTTCAGATATTTCTCGTATTCAGCACGTATCTGATCATAAATACGTTGAACGGTTTGTTTTGCCGCCGCGCGTTCTTCGGGAGTCATGCCATCAATCAGTTTTTTCAATGCGTTGACCGTTGATTGTGCCTGTTTCAACGCCGTGTCAGCCGATTTTGATGATGATTTCACTTTCGTTGTCTGTTTCTGTTCATCTTTTTCATCGCTCGAACCGCCTTTACCACCACCCGATGAACCTTTTGAACCTTTCGATGCTTTCGAACTACCCGATTTGCCTTTGCTTGATGTCGCCTTTGCTTTGGCATATTCGGGTTTATTCTTCAACGCGGATATTTCCTGCAATGCTTTATTTTGATATTCTTGTTTGATCGCGGCACGTTTCGCGGGGTCTTTTTCATTTGCGAGAGCGGCGTTCATGTCTTTTTTGATCTGATCTTTGATCATTGACGCCTGCATTTTGCCCGCATCATTCAGTCCTGTCGTGCTTAATCCGATCAATGATTCCTGTTTTGCTTTGGTTGATTTCTTCCGACCGCGCTTTTTCGTTGTTGTCTTTGTCGTTGTCTTTTTCTTGTCGCGTCCTTTCAACAATCCCTTTTTGCGGTATTTTTCGTAGTACTCATGTGCTTTTTGCGCGTCGTATGCCATATCACAATTCCTCCATGAGTTCCTTCAGCAATTCAATGATCGTTTCGATTGTTTCGCCTGCATCGTCAATTTCTTCGCCTGTTTCATCTAATTCTTCGAATTCAGCGTCTTCGATGTCTTCGGTTTCATCTTCGAATTCGTCTTCTTCCTCGTCGAATAAACCGTTGCGGTTCATTTCGTTTGTCTGAACACGTTCAAGGATTTCATCCGCTTGATCACCATCGCCAAGGATATTGAGAATCTTTCTCGTGATGTA